TAGCTTATAACCACCGTGCGTCTGCCTCATTTTTGAGGCCCTTCAACCTGAAACCTAGGGTTGTTTGTATCTCGGTACCGTATGTCATCGGCGTCATCTTCGGGTGATGTGGGCTCTTCTGGGCCGGGCTCCCCCTCTGGTGATGGGGGAGATCGCGGGGCAGCTGCTGTTCGTGAGCAGCCCACCCATACAATTCCGCTGACGGGCAACGGCAATTGGTTCCGTTGTGGCAACAAGGAAGTGTGTGCCAAGATTTCCAGTGAATTAGGCTGTGAGGATGTCTATTACTCCGAGGGCTGGGATCGCCCCCCAAGGAGGAGCAAACATCCAGTATCCCGATTCTTGGGTGATCTGGCTTATGCTTTATTAGTTCAGCTCTCGTTGCAGGCCGCGACCAGTGCTGGTGCTATTCTTGTAGAGATTCAAGGAAATGTTCACAAAGCTAAAGAGTTTGGGTTCACCCATCTCATAAGCTTTGGTGAATATACTGATCCCGATGTTAAGAAATTGGTTGCATATAGGTCAGCCGGCTATTCCAATTTTGTTGAGGGTGGTGTTAGGACCACTATTGATTACCTCACCAAAACCCATCCTGGGGGTCGGTTTGTCTTTTTGATGCATCATGTTCTTTATTATATGGTTGATAATGAAGGACACCAATTCTATCCAATCAGTACCTTGAGGCGCCTTCTTGAGTTTGGCAAAGTTTTTGCCACCCACCACCAATTTCCAAAGAGTGGTGGCATGATTCATGAAGGACTCTACACTGCTTACCACAATGAGGATGGGGGGAATCGAGTGAGTATGAGTTTTCCTGGAAATCATGAGGATTATGAGCATGCTAACCTGACTGCTGCTTTGTTGCACGGTATGGATGGTGTGAAGAGTGAGACTCGTGAATTTGTCTCGAAAACGTATTTGACAGTTCTTCAAGGCGGCGTGTCGGCCAAACCTTTGATATATCTGCCAAATCTTGTTGATGTGGTTCAGGCTGAGAAGATATACAACCCATCACATGTTACTTTCGGTTTTCTCTGGCGGGAGTCATTTTTATATGATCGGGGTGCAGTCAACTATGCTTTGGCTAAAGTTGAATTGGTCAAATTGTCGGGTGATGTTGAGTCGGTGATCCGTCAACACATATCTGGCTATTTGTCTAAAACTGCTGGGATACCAAGTGAGGAACTTCCAGCTCTCTCGGCTGGTTCTGTTCAGGTTGCCCTTAGACGTTACAAAGCTGGTTATCGCCAGCTTTATGTCAGAGCAACCTTGATTTTTTTAATCACTTTTTTTAGTATCCTTTTGGTGGGGACTGTTGGACTCCGACGTCTAAGTGTTCTTGTTTATTATGGGCTCAGTTATTTGTATGCATTCCAGGTTTGGTTTATTACCCAAATACTGGTTGGCTTTCAATGGGTCCCAAGTGAGGTTGTAGTCATTAGGGCTCTTCCTGTTCAGTTGTATGAGCTGTTAATAGGACCTTTTGACCAATCTTGGTTAAACATGATCTGGCAATACATCGTGATTGTGGTTGCTGCCTTGTGCGGTGACCCAAATTTGCGTTTGTCTAGCCGAGCATTTAGTATTGTTCCCGTACTTTTGTGGAGTGTTATTGAGGAGGTGATCAAGATTGTACCTTTGGGGTTGTTTGCAATCGTGATCATTGAGGGTGTCACCCGGAGGAGGGTGTTATTCCACCTTGTAACATTCCTTTTGCCGTTTTGGGCTGCCTCGACAGCTCATGTTGTCACCAATGTTGCCTTTCATCTTGAGGAGATGTACCATTTGCGCCATCCTGTTCATTGGTGTCCGTTTTTGCACGTGACACTTCGATTGCGCAAAGTTGAGTCCTCCCCATTAAGCAGCGTTGATGGCATAAGAGTTGTCGATCCTTCCCATGCTCCTTACCGGTATGTTCAACACAAAGGACTCATATACCCCTGCCGGCCAATCCATGTCCACTCGAGCTCTGGTTGTAATGAGCTGTGTGGACTTCAAACCCGGGTTTTTGGAAACGAGTGTTTCCCAAACCCATGGGTCATGGCTGACTTTTGCCATTGGTTACTGTTTTTCAAGTGGCGTTTTCTCGACCGCTTCCTACCACTCGACCCGATTGAGTGGTGTGGTGGCTATGATCGGGTTTACTCTATTTGGAACAGCCCAGCCAGGGTGAAACCTAACAAACGCAAAGATCATGACTTCGGCCTGCTTCAACTGGCCCAGCCATGTTCGAGATGGTGGTTCTCTCGCACCGCGTTTGTTAAGCAGGAGATTAAGAATGGTTTCATTAGTGACCCCAGGATTATTCAGGACACCACCCCTATGACTCATGTCATACAGGGCCCATTCTATTACGTGTATTCATTGCTTATGAAAGCTTGTTGGGATTCAACCCATCACTTTGTTTACGCTTCTGGAATGACTGGTGCTGAAATTGGGGCATTGTTGCGGCCATACGCGGTTTATTATGTCGGTGATATTTCGCGTTATGACCGATCCATCTCTCCTTCGATTCTCAAAACTATGAATGATTCTTTAATCAATCATTTTGTCTTACCACTCTTGTTCTCAAAGGCCATTCGTGCTCAAGAGTACACTAGGGGCAAGACACTTGTGGGTCGACACCGTTATCTTGTCCCCGGGCAGCGCAAGTCTGGGGACGATAACACCTCTTGTGACAACACAATAATCAACATTGCTCTGCATGTCTATTGTTGTGTCATGGGTGGTTTGAGTTACCACCAGATTTGTCAGATGCAATTCATTGCTTTGGGTGATGATATTGTCATTGGCATGCCTGGCGAGTATCGAGATATGGTTGACCTTTCTTACATGCGCTCTCTTGGGTTCGTGATTAAACCTAAGTGGGTGGATGATATGGACCGTGTTGAATTTTGTAGTAGGTACTTTTGGAGAGTAGGAGACTCACGAGTGCTTGCTGCTAAACCGGGAAGAGCCCTACAACGGGTAGGCTACTATGTGAATGAGAATGATGGGACTTTTTTAGAAAAGTGCGAGGGCCTGTTACATGATAACAACCATGTCCCATTTTTGCGTGTTTATCTCTGGCACATAGTTCAACCACACCCGCATCGTAGCATCCGCATCTTGCGGAATCCTCGCATCTACGATGCCGATGCCGGCACATGGTACCAATTTGAGAAGTTGTATGGGTTGGATGCCCATGCAGAACGACGGTACCAATATTCCCTTAGAGATTGGGATGGATCATCTGCTGTTGATCATGATGACAACATTCATATGATGATCGATGCCGACAATTAAATTTATTATCTCTAGGCACTCCGCTGGGCCGACACACACCAGCTTGTGGGTTGACGACCACACCTGAGTAGTTAGGGGCATTGGGGCCTGGCGACCCCCCCCCGATACAGCCGCACAAATCTATCTTGTTCTAGATTTAAACTTATGGCATTACAATGCCAAGACGAACAAAGCGAATTAAAGAGACAGTTGTTGTCAAGAAGCGCCCAGCAAAGCCCACTCCCAAATCACGACGTGTCACCGTTACCAAAACCGTACAGCGACCTAAGAAACGCTCTTCGGGTGTGTTTGAGAGCATTGGCAAAGCAGCTGGCGATTTTCTTGCAGGACCCGTGGGAGGCCTTGTGGGTGGAGGACTTGGACGAGCACTTTCCACAATTACTGGGCTCGGCGATTACAAAATTGATGGAACTGATCCAGGCAATCAATTGATTGTTCCTGGTCCCGATTTTCGTTCCCGAGGCTCCGGTACCATTGAACATCGCGAGTTTATCACCGATGTGTCCACGACCACCACCTTTGCAACAACAAGTTATGAGCTCAATCCTGGTCTTTCGGGCAGCTTTCCTTGGCTGTCCGCCATTGCGAACCGGTATGACCAATATGTCTACGAGGGCTTGGCTTATGAGTTTGAGTCAACATCTGCAACTGATGTTGGATCTTCAAATACTGCCCTCGGTTATGTAGGCATGGTCCCAATATATGATGCTGATGAAGGTGTCCCCACCACTCAGCAGGGTATATTGTCCTTTGATGGGGTTGTTATGGGTGCACCACATAGGAACATGTTGTGCCCCATTGAGTGTGATCCAGCACTCAACCCCGAGAGAATTTTCTATGTGCGCTCTGGTGTTATCACTAGTGACAAACGGCTTACCGATCTTGGGAGGCTAGTTGTTTTCACTGGTGGTGCACAAGCTGCTTCCGTTGCAGGCAAGCTTTTTGCTGTCTACAAGTTTAGGTTTATCAAGGCTAAGCTTCCTAACCCACTTGGGGCTGATATCCTTGCCTATAAAGCCTACTTTGATTGCATCACTAACAAGCCGTTTCACAACTTGCTTGTTGATGCTGCTAGCAACCTTGACATCACGTTCCCGTTGGTGTCAGGCACAGAAAACCGATTCGTTTTTGGAGCGAACCAGGCTGGGCGTTATGTGGTCATTGTCCAAGCAATTGCTGGCACCTCAATTACTATTGGTGCCGCCCCAACAGCCTTTGGTGCTTGTGCACTTCAAGGTTCATGGGACTCATCATCTGGACGAAATTTGGCTACATATGTGTCCGTTGGGTCTGGAGGAGGACAGGTTGTCATACTCACCTGCGTCGATATTGGTTCTGACGCAGGGGGGGGAGTTAATTATGACATCTGGACTGTTGTTGGAACCGCATATACCACCTTTTATGCAATTAAGGTTCCCAGTGGCATGGTCATTGATGACTTTCTTAATGCCGCCTCCAACCTTGTTGATCAAATGACCTCTATTAAAAATCGCTTTCGCCGTCTTCAGGCGTCAGCAGGGGCTTGTGCTGTGGAG